TTTAATGTGAGGTAAGGTATTATCAGGAATCACTTCGTTGTTGACGTACTTTTCTAGTATATCATGCACCGCCGTACCACGACGTGAAGCTCTTCCTGATATTTTGTCGGCTTCTTCAGGCCCTACGCGAGCGCGCCAGTCGGCGATACTATCCCGGGATAGTTCTCCAAGCACAGTAGTAATAGAAGGATAACGATTGCCGGTTGGACTAGAATAGAACCTCCCCATAGTTGAGTTCGATACCACCAAATCTTCGTATCCTGTATCAATTTTTTCATGACGAAACATATCTTTTCCATTTCTATTATACTACATTTTCCATACGAACCATAAGTCTTTCGGCTCTGTTGGTTACTTGTTTATGCCAATTACTATCTCGGCCCTCAATCGCACCCTGCTTCCAATCTTCGTTGTCAACAGCTTTTTTAAAGTTCTTAAATTTACTCAGACGAGTACGTCCCATATTAAACATCATGTTTGCAAGGATTAATTGAATTTCTTCAGGGAAAGTATAGAACCCATCATACAATGTAGTGCAATCACCAATAACACTTTCGCAATCTTTTTCAAACACTTCAGTTACGCGTTCTTCTGTGATCGGTGTACCATCATCTTGTCCGTATTCGGGATCTGATTTAAGTACTAAATGACCTATGCCAAACGTAGGATAACCAAGATGATCTTTATAGATCTCGTGTTTGATACCTTCGTCGATAGCTAATTCATCTTTTAATTGTTTTAAGTCCATTTATCTTCTTCCTAATCTTTTTCTATTATTACATACTGGATCATTTACTACTACTTGACGGCCGGCACGATCATATCTTGTTACCCAATTGTCGTAACACCTTTGTCGACCATATCTATATTCTTGTCGACTATATCGACGATTGTATTTATTATTACTTCTATTGCTATCTGATAATATTGAACCAAGCATTAAGCCGCCGAATATACCGGCAATAATAGCAGCGCCATCGCCGTGATCCTTGCCTAATACTCTTTCATTTTTATAACCGCGTCTAGGTTGTGCGTTTGCGACTTCAGCAAATTGTACACTTACTAATGCAATTGCCGTAGCAACAAGTAGTGTATTTCTGATTATTTTATTTTTAAAGTCCATTTGAATGTTCCTTATTTAGCATCGGGATCAGAGCAAATTGGCATATAACTTGCTTGATCTCCGCGTTTCTGTTTCATATTTTTTAGTAGATCTTTAAAGCCTTCAGGCGTTTGACGCGCTAATGACTTTACACCACCGACCATAGCCGGAAAGGAAAGAACTTGTCGCCATTCACCAGTTGCCATCAACACATCTTTTTCGGCCATGGATATTCTCATTTCTTCGACTACCCCAGTTTCTAAATTCTTCATGTCGTATGTAGGCATATTAGTCTTCGCTTTCTCTAAGTTTATTTTCTAATACATTAACACGTTCTATTAGATCCTTAATAATATTGTCAGTGTTATTTATATTCTTTTTTTCACGGGCCTCTTTATATTCGCGAAGAATATATTCTGACCGTGATTCTCTTTTACTCATGCTACTTGAAACCAATCTGGGACTGGACGATTAGTCCATTCCATTTTAAAACGATGTTGTTTAGTTTGATAAAACGCCTGATAAGCTTTGACCGGATCTTTGAGTGCTATACATTCAGGATTCGATTTCATCGCTAAAGGAAAAGGCGTCATTTGATTTTTTACGTTGATATTAACAGGACAACGACTAAGTTTAGCACGCAATAGTTTATCGGTTGCGTGTATTTTTTTGTACCGTAAAGTGTATTCATCGCATAATGCAACAAAATGATCATAATGCCAATAGTAATTAAGTACACTCTCCATAGTCCATACCGTACATGGATGAGACATATGAACTGCTTTGTAAAATACATCTTCGCGTTCATCTGGTAAGCACCAATACTTTTGTATAGTCTTACCAGATTTAGAAGGCCTGCGATCAGGAGCACCATCAAGTCGACGATGAGTAGTACATAACATTTGAGCACTCTCAACAATCATTTTAGGCACGTGCTTGTTACATTGCATTTGAGCTGCGGTAACGGGGTCTAGGTTTAATATAAAAATATTCATGATAGATCCATTATATAATAGTTTTCAGTTAATGTAAATAGATTTATATTAATTAGACGGATACAATCCTGGGAAAGCTTCAAGAACTAATTTCGAACTGATCCCGCGAAGTCTTCCTTTATTAATCATATTACAAACGATCCTTGAATCTTTTGCGTGGATACTTTCAAGCAATTGAACAAACAACTTTTCTCTTTTGATTTGACCAAGCGCGGTACAAGCAGCGATACCTTTTACAAAATATTTAAACATAATGTTTTTACGTAACAAATTAGAAGGCGGACTATCGGTGCTAGCTTCGTAAGGTGGAGCCTCGCCTTTAGGTAATTCAAACTGAACTCTCTTGTCATAAAATCCACGTAATACGTCGGTTAGCGCCGCTGAGTTATAATGCTGTAAGATTGTGATCTTATCAGAGGCTTTTTTTTCTTTGTCTACAGCTTCAAGTACTTCCCAGATCATCGTGCATTTGGGCATTCTTCGGTATTGTTGGGCTTGCTTGGCCATTATATAAATTCCTGTATGTTAATTAATAGATTTCTACAATTATGTTTAATGAAATAAGGCATTACCTTACTTTTGTTTTTAGGTTGAGTTAATTTCTGTTTGTCATATTCTATATATATGATATCTTTAAAGTGTTCTGGACATTCTTTCAAATCAATCATTTTTCTATTACGAACATAATTACGATACTCGTCTTCAGTCATAACTTCTTTTAAATCTTTTGCGTCCATAAATACTTCGAGCTTTTTCTTGGTCAAAGGTGTTTGCCTTAAACCTTCTTGAAGAAACACATCATCGCATGACAATATATTAGGTACACCATCAGAAGCATCACCACGAAAGATATGTTCTTTTAATTTGTTACGTGGATCTTTTTCTTTGATAATCTTTTTTGTGATAGGAGACCATTGCTCTACATTAGAGAATTCTTGTAATTGCGCAAAGTCTTTATCGCCTGATATAATCATGATAGGTTCATGTTCGCCAAACTCTTGAGTCTTGTATACGAGTTGAGCAATAATATCGTCGGCTTCCATACCTTCTTGCTTTAGTACCATATAAGGAAAAGACTCTTCGATCTCGACTAGAAGGTTATTCAATATTTTGAATATACCATTCCAATCACGTTTGTCTTCGGACCGACCTTTGGCACGAGATGCTTTATATTCAGGATAATATTCTTTACGCCAATTGCCACCGGCATCACAAGCTAGAACGATTTCACCATACTTCGCACCATATCTTTTACGGTACATTCGTATAGAATTAAGAATCATATGACGAAACATATCTTGATCAGGTTCTAACTTTTGTATAACAATATTCGAGATTGATATTGCACTATAATCAATTATAATCATTTGGCATCCGTTTCTCTAAGGTCAGCCCATACGGCGTGTGTTATCATGGTAACGCCGATATATGCAACACCAAAACATAATAATTCAATCGGCCAGATTTTACCTTCATAGATATTATCCCCAGCAGCTAAATAATTGAGTTCAAATAAACACCATACCGCGTATCCAGTTATAAAGGATCCTCCGAACATTCTAACAACCGGAAGTTGTTTTACAATATCAAGTTGAGCGAGCCATGATCGATTTTTAATAGTAGCCATATATAATATATCCTATAGTTATAATTTATCTTAGGTTAATAATAACACATATAGGCAAGAATGTAAATAGATTTTTTATATTTTTTTAAGTTTTTTTACGTCTAGATTTTTGACGTGACGGTGATTAATTCTGCACGAAATAATACCATTATAATACTCATCTGAGAGTAGAGCCCCTGTGACAACCTGGTAATACAATTCCACATAAGACATTTCCCCTTTGCTCATACACAAGTGAAGGATTTCTCTTTTAAATATTTCCGGACCAGACTCTAATAGATGAGTATTGACCGCGTCAGACGATCCGTAATACTCTTTCCAATCTGATTCAGAAAATACTTTACGTCTTCTCTTCTTGCCTTTAAGGGCTTTAAGAGTTCTCTTCTTAATAAAGTTCTTCTTACCGATATAACGCTTCTGAGTATTAAGGTTTGTGATAAGATATACAAAACCCTGATATTCTTTAATCATTTCTGAAGT